TATACCTTGGTCTGTATCTGTTGTAATCTAAGTTGTTTGTTAGTTGTGCTCTTTGACCTTCACCTGTGTAATCTAAAAAGAGTTGTGAAGGAGACGTTGGTCTACTTCCAAATAATCCAAATACACCTCCTCTAGTTCCACCCCCACTAGCTCTTGCTAAAGATTGTGTTGAATTTATAGTTCTTTGTTCATTATCTACTGTAAAATAATCACCTGGGATAGGTGACAATGGTAAAGTAAATCCTGCAATTCTTTGGACAATATCTTGTCCTTGTGATAGAATATTTTCACCACCCGATGTGATTTTATAATCTCTAAAAATTAACGGCCTCTTACCAGCAACAATTAATGATAAGTTGATTGGATCTTGGAGACCATTTAATATGTTAACCCTACCGAGAGTTTCAGTTCGAACGTTTTGATCTACTCTTTGTTGATATGCGTTTTTAAGAAACTCAACACTCAATTGTGCTAGTCTCGAATCGTCCGTGACAGGTCCGTTAGACCCTTCAGGTATTTCTTGTAATAAAACACTGAAAGGAGAGTAGGAAGAAGGTCTGAAACTTGGTGGATCCCAATAGGTTGAATTCTTTTGTACCTTAACGATATCACCAATATCATAGTATCTTATAAAACCATCTCTCGGTGAATATTCATTTTTTATTTGACCTTTTTTTTGAAAACTTTCCGAAAATACCTTAAGTGCGTCTGTATAGGGGGGGAATGGACCATAAGGACCTCTATTTGTTGGATTTTGAGATACAGATATTAATCCCGAAATATCCTTATTATACCCCCCATAAGGTCCGAATTCATTTGTTAAGTATAAGCCATCAGCAAATGGCGCTAAATCAATTAACTGATCAGGAGAATCAATAACAGAGTATTGACTCGGTTCGTACTGATTTGGTTGGTTTGATACTGAATATCCAAAAGCACCTGGTTTGTAGTATGGTTTTAAATTCCTAACTAACAAACTATTTCTTACCGCTGAAGTGGCATCAAATGTTAATCTAGATGGCATAACTTATTTACAAATAAATACCCATCCTTGATTTTTTTCTACTTACTTCTTGCTGAATTTGGTAAATTACTGTATGTTGGTTGATTCATTCTCTCTGAAATTAATTCAACAACTTTTCTTTGGAATTCGGAACTATTCACGATTTGATTAGTTATATCCAAACTTCGTCCGTCTTGAGTTGTGACCTTTACCTCTATTCCCCCCGTTATTGGTGAAAATGATACATTTTGATTTATACTAGTTGGAGATGTTGCAACTACCGTGGTCTGGGTATTTTGGGGTTTTATAGGTGGCGCAGTGTTAATTGTAGTGGGTTGTGCTAAAACTGTAGACTTATTTTTAATTGTCGATTGTAAATTTCCTAACTCTGTTGCAGTCTTAGTCGCTTGTGTACCTAAATTATTTAAATTATTATTTACTGTTGTTGTTTTAATATTATTTAATTCATTCTTAACATTGGATACACTCTCTCTGACGGGTTTTAATAAAAAATTATCAATCTCTCCAACAACCTTTTCTATAATATCTACTCCTCCACCCGTTAATTTTGCTATTAGATTGTCATCACTAACTCTTTTTGATAGATTACCTGAAACATTCAAAGTACTCATCTGTTTTCCTAACTTTTCCAACGCGTCTGAATATACTCCAACGGCATCAAACAATTTTTTTTGATATTTCGGAAAATCTAATTTCCCCGCGGCAAAATCTTGAGATATTTCCTTTATAAGTTCTGGGAAATTTTTATAGGTTTCGTCGACTTTCTCGAGCCCTCCTCTCATTCTTGTAGTTAACGTCGTTGGTAAAAGGTTTGTTGTCTCAAGACCTGCCCTTATGGTTTGTGTTAAATCTTGAGTCATTTTATTACCAGCCGATGTACCCGCTAACGTATCTCTTAAACTGTAGATTGCCTGTACTAGTAATTCGGTTTCCGTAATTCGGCCTTGTGCTATTTCCTCCATAGTTTCAGCTCTTCCTCTAAGTTTCTCAAGATCTTGTTGCTTCAATTCAGTAGTTAATTTCTCTTTACCATCGACCTTCACTACAAAGGCGTTTTTCTCTTTACTAAATTGTGCAAAATTGGCAATTAATTGTTGATCATCTTTATCAAAACCAGAAAACTTAAATTCTGAAGAGAGCTTATTCAATTTACTTTGTGCCATAGACATTTTGACTAGCTCGTTATACGATATACCCATCGCCTGGGCAAGATCTCTTAGATCTCTTTTAGCGTTGGGAAATACTTTGAATTCTTTACTTTTCTCATCAAAGTAAGTGAATTTACTTGTCATTTTAACGACTTGGTCCGTCAATCCATCAACATCTTCGGATGCTAAATACATTAACCTGAATGGATCTGCTAAGTCACCAACCGCAACCCCTAATCTTTGAAAAGCAGACACCGCTTCAATAGCTCCTTCAGGAGAGAACACTTTTTCAGCAAAATTAAAAACTTGATACATGTCAAATCTCATGGTTGCCGCTTTAGCCGCCATACTTGACAATCCCTCTACTCCATTTTTGAAACCAAACTCGTTTAGTTTATCCAAATTTTGTGAAACCAATTCAAATACCTTCGTACTATTGGTACCAACCAATCGAGCGATGTTCGCGGTTTCTTGCATTCGATCTTTTATTAAATCAACTTGAATTCCCGCATCTTGAAATGCCGCAACCATAGTTCCACTCAATTCTACTTTCTGTCCCAAGGCTTTCATTGCGACAAACAAATCACGCGTGGTTTCGCCTAATAATATTCTGTTCGTTCCTAACTCCCTAGATACGTTTTTTTGTATGTCAATTACATTAGTTAGAGTTCCGCCTAAACGAGTCACCTCGGGTAGTGCTATCATTGTTTCTTTTCGAAGACCTTGTACTGAACTTTGGGTTCGTCCAAAAGTACCTGCTAGTGAAGCATTTGCCTCTAGGATCTCTCGATTTAATTCATCCGCTCGTCCACTTAAATCACTCAAACTAGCAAGAGCTTCTTGTTGGAACCTTTTTAATGTGGCAAAAAATCCCTCAATTTGTCCGTTTTCATCCATATCAATAAATAGCCACTACAACAATTTCTTAGATAGATTGATTGTTGATTTTTTCTAATAATTTCCTTCTCCAAAAAATAGGCATACTCAAATAATCAGAGTACGAAACGTTTAATCTCTGATTTAATAAAAAAAACTCGTCTATTTGATAGCCTCTATAATCAGAAGAAAACACGAAAAAACTCCGCCCCAAAGGTGATTTCTACATCTACCTTGTTTCCTGACGGGGCTATAACTGTGCGTTTTAAATCTATTTTTGGTTCGTTCTCTTCCAAAAAGTTCTTAATGTATTTGGAATCCATTATTGGCATAGAGTCCACGAATTTGTGAATTGTTTGAGGTTGGTTGTCCCCATTTACAGATACGATTTGTTTGTGTAATCTCCAAGTAACTCTTGGTGCTACTCTACCTTGGGGATAAGATTCAACTTGTCGGTTTATATCGGTTATTTCTTTATAAATTAAAGGACGAAGAGTAACAGTAGATTGTGACTTGGGTAATGTAATAGTCCAAGTTCCGTTTTCATCTGGTTCTACGTTTGGTTTTCTGAATTCTAGTTCATCCAAAGGTATTACCACTGGGAATAATTTCCCAGTACTTGGGTCTACAGATTGAAGGTTGTATTCGTGACCAAAAGATGTGTTTCGGAGAAAAATTAAAATAGCTTCTAAATCTCCGTTTATCATATCATCAGGTCTCAAATCTGGTTCGTACACCTTTGACCTTAATAGGTTGATAATTAAGTCATCTGTGTTACTCGCCATTAATAAATTTTCATCACTTGCTGTTAGATATCCAACTTTAACCGACTTTTTTTTATTTGGGTAGAATTTACCACCACTTGGTAATTTTACAACGTCATGTGGTAATGAAAAATTTTCTTGTCCGTATTTTTTTAAATTTTCGTCCATGGCTTAAAATATAATTTTGTTTTAATTTTTGTTTTCACAAAGTAATGAAGTTGTGTGTTTTTCCAATTACAAACCTCATTTTATTAGTCAGTAGGTCGTCACTACCATATGATGCGGTTTTTTCATAATTCATAGATTTTGTTTCAAACAATAATTCATTGACAACACTACCTATAGGATCTAGATATAATATTTTTACTGCTGTAATTTTGAAGAACTCATTTGGGTTAAAACAAAAATTGACTGTTTCATAAAATTCTGTCGTAAAAATAAGTTCGTCCCCCTCATTGAAAATTTTGAATTCTCTAAACAAATAACTAGGAATCTCGGTTCCTACGACTTCTATCGCGTACCTGTTCGCCATTAATGGTTCTATCAAATTTGGAATCTCTATCATAATTATTTCTTTTTAGATAGTAAAATAATAAATCTGTCGTTGATATCAAATGATTTCTCCACTCTTTTTTCAATCTTTTCTAACAATGATTCCTTGGTTATGTAAGTCCAATCCTCATTCATCTTGGTTCCAAAAAGTCTAAGATCGTCGATGATAACAATTGCACCGTGCTGGAGATTCCTGTTAATTACTTCAAGTTCTTCTAAAAGTGGACAATCCTTAACTCCCTGTGCGGTTTCACCAGATGAATAGTGACCATCTAAGAAAAAAATAGCATCCCCGTCTAGATGTGGGATAACTTTAGAAAGTTCCTCTCCACTATCACCAAGTAAAGCAGTAATTTTATTTTTATCGTAATTCCTAGATGTGAAAAGTTGATAAAGATATGTACTAAGTTCTATGGTAAATATTCTTTCAAAGAAACCCTCCATTCTAAGAGTTGTCTCCCCGTGATATGTACCAGTCTCAATAAAATACTTATATGTCGACATATTCGAATCACACATAGATATGATATCCTCTAAATCTTTAATTTGTAATGATGGCATATTATTTCTTTTTTTTTAATGTAAGACGCAACCAAAGAAAAATAAATACAAAAAAAAATCTCGTATATTGCTACACGAGATTTTTAAGTATTGTAGATTTTTTTAGTAAACAAGAATACAACGATCAGGTTGTAAAGTGACTGACAATGTTGCCAAACCATCTTGACCATATTGTGCTTGATTCCAAGCTGACTTCGTAATCATACAAGAGTCCAATATCCATTTTTCAACCACTACACCCGTTGGGTCTAACATTTCTAGATCCACATTCTTTTTATATCCTGCGGCGTATCCCATACGACCTGTGACAGATTCCGCATGTAATCGTACCCACTCCATAAGGGCTTGTGTTGCCGAAGGTCCAATTGGGTCTCTGAATACTACGTTCATAGCGTTCCATTTAAACCTACCAGCTACATAGGTTTCTGTGTTTAGGAAAGGGATTGCCACAGATGTGATATCAATCGAAGGTCTATCCGTCGATTCAACAAACCATTCGTTAATCCCAAGGGTAGAGTCAAATCTTAATATAAATCTATTTACTCTTTTCGGTTCGTATGGAACCGGCATTTTCATCAGTAAATCTGCCATTTTATTTTTTTTTGATTATATTTATAGTCGTACTTTTTAAATACACTTAATAAATATATCCATGCCTAAAATATTTTACGACAGATCAAAATTTATTGAAAAATCAAAAAAATTATATTCTGATAAATTCAATTATGAATTTGTTGATTATGTAAAATCCACTATTAAAGTGAAATTAATTTGTAATTTACACAATTACAGTTTTATGCAATTACCTAGTGAACATTTACGTGGTAAAAATGGTTGTAAGTTTTGTTTAGACAGGGTTACAAATACCCAAGAGTTTTTAACCAAAGTAAAAAATAGGTTTGGGGATCTATATGACTACTCATTAACTAATTATGATAATTCAGAAACCAAGGTAAAAATTATATGTCCTGTTCATGGGATTTTTGAAAAACTTCCTTCTCAACATATGATTGGTCAGGGTTGTCCTTCTTGTAGTAGGAGTAAACCCCGTTCTAACACTGAAACTTTTGTTAATAAAGCAATTGAAAAACACGGAACTTATTATGATTATTCATTGGTGCATCTTATCAAATCTACAAAAAATGTAAAAATCTTGTGTCCAAAACATGGTGTTTTTGAACAAACCCCTTCGAAACACTTGTGCGGGCAAGGTTGTAAAAAATGTTCAATTGACCGAAAGAAAGAAAAGTTTAGTTTAAATGAATCTGAATTTATCGAAAGATCTGAAAAAATTCATTCTGACAAATATGATTATTCTCTTGTGGAATATCATAACTCACACACAAAGATTAAAATAATTTGTCCAACACACGGGATATTCGATCAACTCCCCTACGATCATTTATCCAAGCATGGGTGTCCAAACTGTTCATCTAGTGTATCCAACATAGAAAAAGAAATCAATCAATTTTTACTTTCTTGTGGTGTTCAGACAATCACATCATCGCTATCCATAATTCCTCCATATCAAATCGATATTTTTATACCTTCACATAATCTCGCAATTGAGTTTAATGGTCTGTATTGGCATTCTGAAAATAAGGTCGGAAAGAATTATCATTTGAATAAAACCCAAATTTGTGAACAAAATAATATACGACTAATTCACATCTTTGAAGACGAATGGTTATTCAAAAAAGACATTATTAAATCCAAATTAAAAAATTTGTTAGGTCTTACCTTAGACAGAGTGTTTGCAAGAAAGTGTGTTATTAAAAATGTAGACCCCCAAACATCGTCTAGTTTTTTGGACACACACCATTTACAAGGAAAAATCAATTCCAAAATTAATTTAGGTTTATACTATAACCAAGAACTAGTATCTTTGATGACCTTTACAAAACCAAGACTAGGTATCGGTTCACATCATAGTGGATATGAATTAAGTAGGTTTTGTAATAAAACAGATACGATAGTTGTAGGGGGGGCTGACAAATTACTTAATCATTTCATAAAAAACTATCACCCAACTCAAATAATTAGTTATGCGGATCGTCGTTGGAGTCAGGGGCATTTGTATCGTAAACTAGGGTTTACTCAGACCAATATTAATAAACCAAATTATTGGTATATCATTGGAAAAAAAAGAGTACATAGAATGAATTTTAGAAAAGAAAAATTGAAAAAAGAAGGTTTTGATATTAAGTTAACCGAAAAACAAATTATGGTTTCTCGAAATATTGAAAGAATTTTTGATTGTGGTACAATTGTGTTTTTGAAGAAATTTGAGCGTTGAAAAATTTATCTATTTACTTTGTTTTTTTTTCGGATATTCTCTATTAGAATCTGGTTTTTTTCCCGCTCGCGGTTGAATATGTCTTTAATATAGGTTCTTTAATAAATTCTTGTTTAATTTTTTCTAAGTTTCTTATATCATCATCTGAAAATCCAATTGTAGGTGTAAATGTTCCTTTGACATTGTCTTTCAAATAAAGTTTTTTCTTCAATTTTTTTGCATGTCTTTTTACATAATCAATAAATTCTTGTAGTGCTTTTACTTTGAGTTCTTCAGGACTAGCTGCACTATTCTCACTTCCATAAGACACAGGATAATACTTATTCAAATCCATATAATAATTTATCAAGTCTCTTGTGTTGATTCTATTTCCTGATACCTTTCTATATTTTTTTAGGTTTTTAAGTAATAAATCTTTATTAATTCCATTGTAATTAGTCACAATCATATTGTATATGGCTTGCTTTATAGTGTTTGGGTTATGCCCTCTAGCTGTAATAATTGAAAAAATAGAACCATTATTGATTGCTTCCACAAAGTCGGACCATACTGGTCCAGGTTTTCCCTTCATACTATCAATGATAAATTGTCTGTCTCCTTCTGTTCTAAAATTACGAAAGGGGTTTTGAGCGTAGTCCACAATGGTGGTTCCCTCATACGGGAAATTTTCCTTACCTATAATTCCACGATACTTAGCAAAATCTTCGGTGGACATTCCAACTTCAGATCCTTTATCATCAAGAACCATAATCTTGGTCGGCATATGCATTATGTTATCATCCCAATCAAATGCATAATACTTTAATTCGGGGGTTCCGAAAACATCGAAACCCTCCGAAATTAAAGCCTGTTTGGTGTGTGAAATCATTAACTATTAGATATTTTCAAATGACGCTCCAGTTGGAGTTATCAAGAACTCAATATCAATAAATTCAAGTGCCTTAGTTGGTTTTAGATAAATTTTTCCTGAAAGGGTGTTTCTATCCAAATCCTCAGGTGAGTTACTTACGGTTACTCTGAAGTCATAAAGACCTCTATCTCTTCTGATAGCATCCAAGATCGGATTAACACTATCCAAGAAGTCCTGACGAACCTTAGCATCGTTTTGTTCGAACAACAATCTTACAGCAACAGCAGAAATAAGTTTTCTAGCTTGTAGTAACAATCTTCTCACATTAATTCTGTTCAATGCTGTGTCAGATATTTGAAGAGTTTTATTACCCCAAATAACAGTACCAACATCAGAGAAAGTTGCGATAGGATTGATACGACCTTGATACAAAGTGTCTCTATCTTCTTGAGTCAACTTCTTACGAGCTTTAATAGCATTTACTAAACCACGTGTGTAACCCGCAGTTGCAAACCAAGGGAATGCGATGTTATCAGTTAATGCTAAGTTTCTACAAACCTCGTTGGTTGGTGGAATATAAATTTGAGTGTTATTTACAGTATCCCTTACAAGTATCCAAGGAT